ACTGTTTTCTTTTCTGCTCCGCTTTTCTCATCCAGAGTAATGAAAAACAGTTTGCACTTGAACCAACGATCAGCCGCTTCTTCCTCACTGGGGAATAGTTCACTGTAGTTAGCGCGCTTGATATCTGATACTGTAAATTCTCCTGAAATAAAAGGAGTCATCTCCTCTATGATACGGGCTTCGGCTTCCGTAAAACTGAGCGCATCTACTAAGTAAGGTTCAGTGACCTTCTTATTCATTCCGTTTTCCATCGTTTTCTCGTAACGGATTTTACATTCAAACCATGTATGCATCATAATGTAATTTTAAGGATAAACAATACTTTTCATATCCATATCAGTAACCTCTTCCAACACTTTAGCCCAACCCGGGAACCCTCCTACAATCTTGTCATCAACGTAGAGATCAGCGTATATCTTATTGCCGCCTTCACCGTACTGACGAGCATTGTCAGGGTTATGATCATTCACTTTATCAAAGGGTATATTGTGCTCAAGGAGCCAATTAATTGCATCCAGCAGAGGTCTTCCACACCGGCATGTCCAGATGATAATGTAGTGTCCGTTCTCGTGCAACTGACGGATAGCATCTCCGGCTCCGGGCTGTTCGCCCGTGATAGACGGATAGACACCCGTCGTAATTGTTCCGTCAAAATCTACTGCGATAATCATTCTATTCTATAAGTTTGCATTAATACTTTATTCCGAAAGATCATTATCACAGTCTTACCTTCATCGTATCGAAGTTCCGTTTCGACATGACTATTCAGATTTCCCCTTGAGCGTTGCGCCTCAATAGAAGAGTCAATAAATGATTTCAAATTCTTGTAATCATGCTCATCTCCCTGAACCTGCATCACCTTCGAGATATCCTCAACAGCCGCTTGCACATTAAGCAACCATTGAGGCAAATTACGAGGTATCGTTGATTGATGTATTATTCTTGCCATACTACATCTTATTAAAGGATGGTTCAACCTTCGTCCACCGATTATAATTGTCTTTTTTCTCAAAGTAGAACTGGATAACAGTACCCTCAACACAATGCGACTCTTTGAACAGAGACATAATCTCTGAGTATTCCGGATCATCAAAATCAGCTTCTAGCTCGTATAGTTGAGATATCGACTTATAATCGAGGTCTCCGGCTTCGTTTCTCTGAATCATCCCCATTGCCAATTTGTACATCGGGTTGTTCTTTCCGTTCTCTGTTTTTTCTATCCAGGCGTTAAGGAAATTAACCAAGCGCCTCTCTGCGACGTCGGCACGTTCATCAAATCCCTTCACCCTGTTACCTTTCATTTGTACCTTGAAGTCATCGTTCTTAATAGAGAAGCCTAACTGGTCATCACGTTTCAACTGACCATATTCATGCAAAACCTTCATGTAAGCTTCTGCTTCGCCACGCAACCATTCTTTAAAGTCGCGACAATCTTGTACGTGACGCATAAGACGTGCCTTTACATCAATCAAGAACTTTTCTTTGATACTCTCGTACGCATCTTTCTTCCGACGCTGTGCATTCGCTTTTTCATCACTTAGCTGGCGCAGAAGCTCTGACTTCTGCTCAGATGTCAAATTGTTAATGTTAATTTCATTCATAATTTAATATTGTTTTAAAAGTTAATAATTAATATTCTGTCTTCTGCTGCGAGTTCTCAGGCGTTGTTTCTGTTTCTTCTCCGGACTGGGTTTTTCGAGCAATTTAAGTTCACTATCAATGCAGTCGTACCGGCAATTCTCATTGTGGTATTCATCAGCAAGTCTTTCAAACTCAATTGCCGTAAGGTTCTTTACGCCATCTCTTAACTTATCCTGCAGCTCACATATGCGATCCGCACTTCTTTCAAGCCTTTTGATGAGTTTTTCCTTATAGGACACATCATCTGTAAATACGTATTCACCCATCTTGTTTTTCATTTTTCAGTTTATCTACCTCTTTTTTGAGGTAACATACGTACCTGCCATACTGATAAGCACGTAGAAGCCCCATATTTGCATACTTCTTGATTGTAGTCTTAGACACACCTAAATACGTACAAGCCGAACGCTGATTAAGCATATCCTTCTTATCAAATCCGATAGGCATAGGAGCAGGCTCGCGACGAGCCGCCTTCCGTTTCTTACCCGTCCATGATTCAAGCTGATGTACCCGGCTTTCAAGCGCATCAATACGTGCTAAAAGGGCCTTAAAATCCTCGTTTGACATCGAAATGCCGTTTGAGTCCTCAACCGGAACAGGAGTGATATCGGCATGATCAGGTATCAATTCTTCTATAGTGATCTTGCCGGAGAGATACTGTGCCGCTTCGCGAGTAGCAAAATAGACAGCTTCATCCTTATTCTCTCCGGCATTTGCTACGTAGATTTCAAAGACTTGGCTCTCGGTCATCTGTTTCGCAAGAACCTTGGCCTGTTCCTTTGCAATTCTATTTCCCTTACCCTTCAGGTAGGATATAGCTTGATTGATTTCTGACGAACTTCTCATTATCTAATCTTCGTTATATTCTTTACGTGCTATTGCTTCAAGCTGACTTTTAAAATCAGTCAGTTCCTCGAGAGACATCTGAGAGATGTTTTTACGGGCCTTGCTTCGGCTGCGCGAAAAAACATTCAACTTAGCAAGGTTCATCTGCTTTTCGTCTTCGTTGTCCGATGAAAAGCCTTTATTCAGGAAGGAAATATCAAAAGACAAAGCATAAATGGCTCTGCACAGTTTGGCACCTTCTTTACGCATATAGTTGCGAATGCGCTCATCTTCCTGCGTGTTCAGCCGGGAAATCAATATGCGCGCTTCGTCGAAAGTCAAATCCTTACTGGAAGAAGTTCGTCCGGATGTGAATGAAAATATCATGCTATGCCTGTCTTCCTCATTCATATTGGCAGTGCGACATACAGCGTGCAAGGCACGAAGTTGTGCCGGGCTGATTGGTTTACTTTTCGTTGTTTTCATCTTCTTCAGGAGTTTCTCCCCAATGACGGGGACCTTTAATTTTATCAATATCGTAGTGTCCTACATCTCCGATAAAACGCCCCTTTGAAAAGGCGCGATATCCGCTGACGTATATCTTAAGAGAGGCATCATACATTACGCTCTTAGCCGAGCGGCCGCTTGGCTGCTTGCCGTCAGCGTGACTGATGAAGATCAATAACTTATTTCTATTCGCTTCTTTAAACTCAATATATTGACGGTAATTCATCTGAGTGTATTGGAAACTGTCGATAAAGACAATGTTAGGGCTCTTTTGTCGATGCAGGCGCAGGTTAAGCTGCTCTATCGGCTCGGCATCCAGCAACAAGAATCTGCGGTTTACCTCCATCATGCCACAACGCTGCATCGTATTGCGCATGGTAAGGCTAGCGCCCTCTTCTAGGCTATCGTATGCCACTCTACCATATTTACATAACTCTTTAGCTAACTGCATCGCAAAAGTTGTCTTTCCATTCCCGCTATCGCCCCAGATAAACCATACACCTTTTTTTTCCGGTGTACTGAAGGCTGCATTCCATTCCCCCTCAAAAGGGAAAGTCTCATATTTCATCGACATTACCTCCCGCACGCCACGTGCATTGCGGGCAAATGTGCGAGATTCATTCTCCATCCTTAGCCTCCTTTTTACGATTCTCAACAGCACGCTTACAAGCATGTATTTTACGCTTCACTCTGCGCAGGTCAAATTTAGCCATAGAGGCATCCGCAATGACCTTCTTGATCTCAGCTTCACTTGTCAAATCGTTTGCCTGGCAAATAGCATATATGTCATTTTGTGTCGTTGCGTCCACATCAAAGAATTTACGTCCTATGCGGCTGTCAACTTCCTGATAACCTTTTTTATTGTAACGAAGTCCAGATTCCATACGTCTTTTAATGTGAGACGTGCTCAAAAAAATAATACCGGCTCTGTTTTCCAATCTATTATAAAGACTGATGAAATAAGTAAATACACTGTCGGTCAGTTTGTCGGCTTCGTCAAAAATCAACAAGGGGCTGTTCAAAAATTGAATCATCTGGATGGCATACTCCAGGATGTCACGAAGATTGGTACTGTCTGTCGGAGCTCCAACTTGTCTCGCAATCTCACGAACAAAATCTCCACGGCGCATATCCTCAGAACACAGGATGTAAAACACATGCTTGTGAGAACGACGATACTCAATGGCTGCTGTCGTTTTCCCACATCCGGCATCACCTACCACCCATGTAGCATTCTTGTATAGTTGTGCATCGCTCATGGCAAAATTAATCTCGCGATAAGCCGTACCTTCATGTATCTGCCAGCGGTCAAAATTAAAACCGATCTGCATGGCTATTCGGGTAAACATGTCATCGCTGATATTCGTATACTTGCTATTCAGGATTTGACTTATGGTAGCCGAAGAAACTCCGGATAACGATTCAGCGGCACGGTTGGTTCCGCCATAATTATCGCGATACGAGCTAAGTGCGTCGCGAACTTCATTTTTTAATTCATTGGTAAATTTCATTGTTTGGAGATTGTTTAAATGGTTCTTAAATACTGATTAAAACTTATCGTAAAGATCATCGTACGTCATATTTGACACCGCCTTTGTATATTCACCGGTAGTAGAATAATCTACTGTCACTACATCTTCATCCTTGTGCGGAAGCTGTAACGGTGACTTTAATTCGCCGCGGTCAAACTTCTCACGTGCTTCCTCCATTTTTTTCCTACTAACATTTTTGGGCCGAGGGGTGGAAAGTCCATACAACTCAGCCGCAATTCGTTCGTCAACATCGAAACGCTCGCCATCCAACTGTATGGCCGCCATAAGTTCCTTACTGCGTTCTATGGTGCGACGCATGAAGCTGCTTTCTTCTGAAGTACGCTCCTGCGTAGCTCTGCTAATTGACACCTTCGGAGTAGCAACAGCCGAGAATTTTAGTCCGGAGGCAGTGGGCTCCAACAATTCTACGTGCGTCATATCCATTGGGTCGTACATAATCCGGAACTTGCGACCTGTATTCCTGATCGCCCAGGAATCATCACGTAACCCGTCTCGGCCGTACACGTCGTAGTGATATTTCTTTTTGGCAATCTCAATGGTAATGCCCTGGTTGGTGTAAGTATTGGTATTCTTAGAAGTGAGCCAGAACATTTGCACCTTATCTAATTCGGTAACGATAGGAGTTTCGGGGTTTTCGCTCATGCGATACATTTCTATGCGTGCCATACCTGTTGCCGGATGTGCCATGCCGTTCCATTCTCCGCGACATTGACGGTATATCTCAATTACTTCATCCAAAGTCGGCAAGGCATAGGCATTTTCCTCTATAAATTCCATATTTGGCTTGGAATTCAGTTTTTTGGCAGTTATGTTTTGGCCCGTGAAATGCCAAATTTTATGCAACACCTGTTGTTGGAAACGGCCGAACACAGCCTCAATCGTCTTACTCTGTCCGTTGTACGGCATAGTAGGCTTGTGTAACAAACAAATCTTATCAAAGAATCCCTGTGCGGCAAGCTTGCTATGCCCCCCTTGATTATCAGTGACGATCTCAAAGGGTTTGTGACCGGCGGTATCTATAGCCATCCTATAAGCTCTGTACTGGCTGTCAAAGGATTCATTAGCAGCAACGTCAAATCCGATAAGGGTTTCACTGTAAGCGTCCACAATCTCGTAAACCGATGTGGTACACATTTTACCGGCTTCGTTCTTGTAGTAAAGGTTAAGTTTCGTACCATCACCATACCACAACGCATCTCTCATCTGCGGCAGAGAGGTCTTCTGTATTGTTGCATATTTAGCTTTCCAAGCCTGCATGCCGTGTACGCATCCGTACCACATCGGCATAATAGCCGGATCGAAAAGGAAATTCCGAAGAGTAGTAGGAGACTTGATAATTTTCAAGTTACGTACCACAGCTTGACGATTGTATTCCTCATACAGCTGAGACTCATTATATATAGGAAATTTACTTCTCCTAAGTTTGAGGATAAGCCGGGCCTCTTCTCCGAAAATCTTACGAGTAACCTGATTTCCCATGTTCTTATTGACCAGAGATGCGTACCCTTCGCGTTTGTAGGCGTTAAATTTTTGGCGTAAACGCGATTCACTTTTCGGAAGGTCGTGTTTATATGCATTCCTGAGATTCTCGCAAGCTCCACGAACAAGATTCCACGTTTGCCCGGGAAGATAATTACCCAGCATCTTGTGTTCTGCCTTCATGGCCTTTTCTACGCGTACCATTTCATTTAACACTTGAGCCGTCAGCACATATTCTTGCTGACGCTCAATGGTTATAGCAGGTTGATAGGCACGATAAAATCTCACTGCGTTGTCATCCGCCTGTATCGTATAGCTCATATATTGTTTGATTAATTCTTTTTCGGCATCAGGGTGAGAGTCTTGATACGCCTTCTTTAAGTCGGATGGTAAAGAAACAAAGTCAATCAGAGCTTCTCTTCCACGGCACGCTCGGCGCACTACGTTGATAGTTCCGCTTCTTACATTCTTCTTGTAGGATGGCTTCGATATAATACCACTACCCACCAGTTCGTCGTAAGTAACGCATTGTATTCTTCCGTATAGTTCCATATTCAGATAACTTTTATTCTGTGCAAGCCCGAGCTTCGATCCCGGGCGAAAGCCAACTCGTTGTTAAGAGTTCTTTTCTTGCTCCTTTGTGGGAGTGTACATCCCGATAGCTATTGTAGCGGACAGTGTAACGATTATAAAAGCGTTAGAGCTATCCTTATCTGTTGCATCGACGTTAGAGCCGAGCCATAATCCGTATATCATGCTTACCGCGATGATACATCTTTGAAATCTTCTCCACATTTTCATATTGAATTATTTTAAAAATTTTACATCTGAAAAAATCTATCCTTATTCATCCCGAACCGGGATAGTTTGCTACATTTGTAGCTGTCTAACTAAAAAATAAATGTTTAACTAAAAATCTATTGTCTTGATTTCCGACCCCATGAAGCCTGCCAGTAGAATATTTAATAACTTACAAAAACATGAGTCTTTATAATTATCTTGCAAAATCAAATGGACCTTATGAAGAGATACGCTGTGACTTCCGTCAGGAAGAATTTGAACGACTTTATAAAGGCTTACGAGCGATTGGATATGAGAAGTATTGCGCTTTTGTTCGGGAACATCTGTCAGACATCCGGAAATACATCGGGCTATCTCCTTCTCAACGTAAACAAAAGAAGTGGGTAAATCACCCTTATAGCTTATTAATTCGATTTGCCGCATTTCAAATATCTTACGCAACTGTTCAGTTGCTTGAAGATATTCGGCCAATAGACGGTCTTGTTGATTCAGGGTCTTACCGAAAGTTTCACTCGGTAATTGCGGATGCTTTGTCTCGGCAAATTGTTGATTCACCTTTAACTCTTTTCCCCGGAGCGTATCCAAACCCATTTTCGAAAGATTCTCCGGATGAGTTGTAAAATCTATCAATGTGTGAACAGAAAGATTTTTTAAACAGAACTTATCATATGTCCGGTTGATTTCCTGCAAGCGTTTAGCATAGGGAGTTATGCCGGATCGTTTATGTTTTGTCATATCACTAAAGTTTATAGGGTTACCACTTTTTCATACGGATTCTCTTTCTCTTCAAACAACTTACCACCATGGTTCAACGCCCATGCACGTATAAGCATCGCCAACGGGGTCTGCGTCTGGAATTTCAAAGCTGCATACACGGTTACTACAGACACCGCTTTTATGGCTGCAATCTCTTTAACTTTTTCCTTGTCCAGCTTGATGTACTTTTCTTTTTTTTCCATATACTTTGAATTTATTGATTACTATTTCTATCTTTGGGGTTATCTTAAATCATTAAGATGGCACAAATATATACTCATTTGCGAATATAACAAAATAAATAGCAACTTATTTTCTCAATTGCGAATAATTTATGATAAATGAACGTATACAACAGCTAATAAATACTGTTAGCAATGGAAACAAAAGAGCCTTTTCTAAGTTGATAGGGGTTACTCCAACAGTAATAGAAAATATTGTAGGCACAAGAAAGGGTAAACCAGGGTATGAACTATTAGAGAAAATTGTATTCGCTATTGAGAATATTAATATAGATTGGCTCATTACCGGTCGCGGTCCCATGCTTCGCGAAGGTAAAAGTCCCGAAGAAACGGCTGTAGAGTTACATCCCCACAGCCCTCCTCTCATTTCCTCAGCCGAGGAATCTATTATATATAAGATGTATACAGACGAAAGAGCAGAAAGGCATCACGTACAAAAAGAGAAAGAAGAGTTGCTACAAAAAATAGCTGTATTAGAGGAAAGACTTGAGAAAAGTGAGTCATCCGTCCTATCTGTCGAGGCTGTTTCTTCCGCAAAATCTTCTTTGAGAAAAAGAAGTGCAACCTCTGCCGGTGTCCGATCAAACGAATAATGATAAAAAACTAAATTATGAATGAAGAATTATTAAAAAGGATTATTGCTCAGCAAGCCATTTTATTAAAAAGACTTGAGAGATTAGAAGATAAGGTAAATAACGGGTTCCATTCTCGCCCTTATCAAAGTTATATTGAGGAGCTCAAAAGAGAAGCGAATAAGATTATAAATCAAATTGAAATCTGAAATTCATATTCCTTTATTCCATAATAAGAGGGAAGAAAAAGTTCTTTCTTATAAAGTAAAATACCTAACAAACGATATTCTACGGTTGTTCCAACTACAGCATCCGATAGACCTTGCTGTTTGTTGATGATAATTGGTGTAATTTTTTTTGTAAACATATACCTATTTATTAAATGTTGATTTAAAAAACCTCCGGCAAATTACCGGAGGTTACCGTTGTTATCCAAACAATCCTTTCACCTTTTTTTCGTGTAAGCACGGCTTTCACTTACAACACATCGCCCTTCGGCGCCATCCAACCAAATTTATTGTAGCGGAAGACAGACTCGAACTATCGACCTTTAGCCTATGAGGGCTAACGAGCTTCCAACTGCTCTATTCCGCAATATTAGCGCACACACACGCTTTTACGCATGCAATATACTAATTAACACCCATATTACCATTAATAATCAGTAAGTTACGACACGTAAAGTGCAAAGACAGTCATAAAACGCACGTAATATCACCCTATAAATAACACAAAAACACTACAAATAAACGCTCAAACAAGAAACATCACCCAAAAGGCTATACACTTTAATTGTTAAAAAGGTATCCCCAATACGGACGAAAACAAATAAAATTATTATTAAATGGTATCCCCAATGGTATCCCCAATGGTATCCCCAATGGTGTTTTTAACAGTTACACAATGCGGATGATGTTTGTAAACAGGCATTCTTTGACACCTATATCAGTTTGTTTATAGGTTTTGTTTCTAAACAGTTTAAACAGTGTATTATTTTCACCTAAAAACTTCTATATAAGTATTATTTAGTATATTTGCATAAATAATAATTCAAAATAAGAAGAAAAATGAAGGTTATACATGTTCATCTGCTGTTTGAGAAAAAGGACTATTATTTCGGTTCCATTCCAGCCATATACAGCCGTCTTAACGAGAGTGAAATAGGAATCAAACAAAGTTCATTAGCTCATGCAGGATTAGTCAATGGCGGCGTTAAAATGACGCGTAGAGCCATTATAAGGCAGGCGGAGTTGATTCGTAGTACTAAAGAGTAGAAGTAATTCCTTCCATGCAAATAGGGCTATATTGCACTTGTGAAAGTGTCAATATAGCCCTATATTTGTGCCAATGTAAATTTTAGGTGTTTAGAAAAGGCTTATGCCCTATTCAGATGTAAAGCCAATGTAATACAATGTCACAATTCGTTTTGTTTTCCTTTCACTTATCAAATCTTTCTCAATCTTCGTTCTGTTCGGTGTTGTAGCCGTGTTCGTCACCCCTTTTCATTATATACAAATCGTTCTGTGCCCCTTAC